GATAAAGAGATAGTGTTTATGAGCACAATTATTCAAATTTTAAATATTATAAAATGATAAACGAACAATTTCAACAACCGCAGATTGATTTAAAAGATACACGAGATGTACCATGCGAATGTGGTAATTTAATCTTTATGCCGGGTTATAGATTCCGTAAGGCTTCTAAATTATTAACAGGTGGTGAAAAAGATACTGTTATGCCATTCGAAGTATTCTTATGTACAAATTGTGGTAAACCATTACAAGAGTTTTTACCCGATGAATTGAAAACTCCAAAAGAAGAAAAATAATGGCAGTTAAAAAGTTATTTGACCATCTTAATGCAATTACGGCGGAGCAAGACCCAAACTATTTCGATAAGTTATCGGAAGAGGATTTAAAATCGTGGAGTAACTTTATGATTAATCGATTCCTTTCTATGAAGCCGGAATGGGTTGAACTCATTGCATCATTATTACCTTTAACCCAAACTCTTCAACCAAAGGAGATGTATAAATTGTATATTGGCGTTTTACCAAAAGGTAAGCAATATTTAAAATATACTAAAGGCAAATCCGAAGATAAGTATGAGGAGTTTTTAGTTGAATTGGTTAAGAAAGATTATTCAGTACCAGAATCACAGGCATTAGAATACATAGATATCCTCTATTCAACTAGAGAAGGTAGAGAGAATATCAAATACATTTGCGAAATGTATGGCGTAGAAAAAAAACAAATTACGAAACTTAAATTAAAGATATAATTCTTTGGTTTATTGAAATAAAATTCGTATATTTGTTATATGGCTAGAGTATCATTTTCACAATATAGTATGTGGAGTAATTGTCCACAACAATATAAACTATCTTACATAGATGGTTTATCCACATCAAAATCCAATATACATTCTGTATTTGGTTCAGCAATGCACGAAACATTGCAAGAGTATTTAAGTAGATGCCTTCGTATCTCCAAATCACAAGCTGATAAGGGAATGGATACGAAGGCTTTTCTTAAAGAAAAGATGAGAGAATTTTTCATCAAAGAATCCAACGAAGGAAAAGACCCTATATGTTCTAAAGAAGAATTAGTAGAGTTCTTAGAAGATGGATATCTAATTTTAGATTACTTTCAGAAATCAAAAAACTTCAATAACTTCTTTTCTTTACAAGATGATGAATTAGTTGCTATTGAGCAAGTTATTAATACTAAGATAGGTGAACACGTTAACTTCTTAGGATTCATAGATTTCATTGTTAGAAGCAAAGCAACAGGTAGATATCGTATTACTGATTTCAAAACATCTACTAAAGGTTGGAGTAAATACCAAAAATCAGACCCGGTTAAAAACACTCAAATACTTTTATATAAGAAATTTTACGCAGAGTTATTAAATATTTCACCTGATATTATCGATGTGGAGTTTATGATTCTAAAACGCAAGGTATCGGAAAATGCAGATTACCATATTCCACGCATTAGTAGACACGTACCCGCTAGTGGTAAACCATCTATGAATAAAGCATGGAAAGGATTTACTGAATTTGTGGGCAACGTATTTAATGAAGATGGTTCATATAGAACTGATATAGGGTTTTTCAAAAAGCCATCAAAACTTTGTAGTTGGTGTGAATTTTTGGGAACACATTGTGATGGAAAATAATTTTTTGTATATATATGTATATACAAAAATTATCAACTATGGCAGATTTAAAATTAACAACTGTTAAGGTTATAAAAAGGTTATATGATGAGGACTTTAAGATTATCACAATACATGGTGGTATCAATTTTCAAAAACTCGTTAATAGAACCTTAGACCTTTACACAAAAAACGAACAATTTAGAAAACAATTAAATGAATACACTATTTTACAAATAAGTGGTTCACAATTTTAAGAAACAAAATAAGTTATGGCAAAAAAGAAGATTCTGTTACTTTCAGATGACCTTAGAATGACGAGTGGTATAGCTAATGTATCTAAACAATTGGTATTAGGTACATTAGATAAGTACGATTGGGTTCAATTAGGTGCAGCAATTAAACATCCCGAAGCAGGGAAAATTTTAGATTTAAATGATAGTGTTAGAGAACAAACCGGCGTAAAAGATGCGAGTGTTAAAATCTATCCATTTGATGGTTATGGTAATGCTGATATTATCCGTCAGTTATTAATGGTTGAAAAACCCGATGCAATTCTACACTTTACCGACCCGAGATATTGGTTATGGTTATATGAGATTGAGCATGAAATTCGCCAATCAGTTCCTCTTTTCTTCTATCATATTTGGGATGATTTACCAGACCCAAAATATAATAGAAATTACTACGAAAGTTGTGATTGGATTGGATGTATTTCAAAACAAACATATGGTATCACCAAACGAGTTTGGAGTTGGGATAAAGAAAAACATTGGACACCTCCAGCCGATTGGCAAGTGAGTTATGTACCACATGGTATTAATTCTGATTTATATAAACCAGTAGAAGTTCCAAAAGAATTTAAACAATCCATTTTTGGTGATAAAGAATATGAATTTGTTCTATATTGGAATAATAGAAATATTCGTAGAAAACAACCAATGGATGCTATGTTGGCATTTGATAAATTCAGAGAGGCATTGCCTGAAGATAAGCGAGATAAGATTTGTATGGTAATGCATACGGCGCCGGTCGAAGAGCATGGTACGGATTTACCTACATTTATAGAACATTGTATTCCAGAAGCAAATATTATATTTGCACCCAACAAATATACGGAACAAGAATTAAACTATCTATATAATATAGCTGATGTAACAATCAATGTAGCATCAAACGAAGGATTTGGATTAGCAACTGCAGAATCGGTAATGGCAGGTACACCAATTATACTAAATGTATCAGGTGGTATGCAAGACCAATGTGGATTTAGAGATAAAGGTACGGGTAAATTATTAACTGCAGAAGATTATGTAGAGATTGGTTCATTACATGATAGACATAAAAAAGCAGGTGTAGTTTGGGGAGATTGGGTTAAACCAATTTGGCCGGTTCGTTCAACAACAGGTTCAGTTCCTACTCCATATATTTTTGATGATAGACTTGATTTTGAAGATATTGCTCCTTTAATTATGGATTGGTATATGATAGGTAGAGAGGAAAGAAAAGCAGCAGGACTAAAAGGTAGAAAACATTTCATAGGAGAAGGAAAATTGAGTAAGGAAGCAATGTGTGATTCATTAGTTGAAGGTATGGAAGGAGCATTTGCAAATTGGAAACCAAAACAAAAATTTAAGTTAATAGAGTTATAATATGAAACCAACATTAGTATTTCAAGCACCGGTAGCAACGAGAAGTGGGTATGGTGACCACGCAAGAGATTTATTACATTCTCTTTATAAATTAGATAAATTTGAAATTAAAGTTATTAGTACTCGTTGGGGACACACTCCAATGGATGCTCTTAATTATGATAAACCATTTCATAAATGGGTAGTAGATAACATCATACCAAGCATTCAACAAAAGCCAGATATTTATATTCAGGTTACTGTACCGAATGAATTTCAACCATTAGGAAATTATAACATTGGAATCACTGCAGCAATTGAAACAACGCATTCACCATTAGATTGGATACATGGTTGTAATAGAATGGATTTAATCATAGTTCCATCGGAACATTCTAAAAAGAGTTTGGTAGATACGGTTTATAATGAAGCTGATAAAACAACCGGCCAATTAATAGTACAACATAGGATTCAAAAACCAGTTGAGATTCTTTTTGAAGGATTTGATGAATTTGATTTCGGAACTGAAGAAGTTGCATATATTACTGAATTGGATGCAATCAAAGAAGATTTTGCATTCTTATTTGTAGGACATTGGTTAAGGGGTGATTTAGGCGAAGATAGAAAGAATGTGGGGATGATGATTAAGACATTCGCAATGGCATTCAAAAACGAAAAAGTAAAGCCAGCATTAGTTCTTAAAACATCATCGGCAGGTTTTAGTGTAATAGATAGGGAAACTACTATTAAAAAAATTAGAGAAGTATTAGGAAAAGACTATAAATCAGTTCCAGTTTATCTTTTACATGGCGATTTAACCCCATCGGAAATGAATGGATTATATGAACATAAAAAAGTAAAAGCAATGTTGAATTTTACAAAGGGTGAAGGATTTGGTAGACCTCTATTGGAATTCAGTTTGACGGGTAAGCCTGTAATTGTATCTAATTGGAGTGGACATATTGATTTCTTAAAGAAAGGTGCAGTATTATTGGAGGGAGAGTTAAAAGAAGTACACGAATCAGCTGCAGACCAATTCTTATTAAGAGAGGCAAAATGGTTTAATATAAATGTTTCAAAAGCATTACCAATCATTAAGGATGTTTATAAGAATTACGATAAGTATAAATCCGAATCAGCTAAGTTGGGTAAGCATAATTTAGCAACATTTAGTTTAGCAAAAATGACAGAAGGATTTGATGGTATTCTAAATCAATATGGTATTTATACTAAGATACAACCAAAGTTTCAACAACTTCAATTACCCAAATTAAAATCATTAAATAAATAATATGAATTACAATCCTATATATCGTAAATCAATTGATGATAAAAATGCAATAAGTGCCAATAAAATGGCTAGAGGTAAGTTTTATTTAATAAAAGAATACGTTTATGTGGATGGTATAAAAGGTAGTTTTACAGAAACAACTGCTCCTATAATATTTACACTATTTGTATCGCAACCAAAGGATATAATACATTGTGTAAAAGTATCAAATGTTAATCCAAACTTAATTAAGAAATTCTTCGGTAAATTCGTAAATGAAGATACTGAAAAACTACAAATGAGAGGTGGAGCAAAAAAAATATATGAGCAAATTGTTTCAAAAGTTCCTATAATTACAAATGATGCATATAGGACTTACAAAATAAGTGGAGTAACTAAAGTTATAGAGTTAACTATGGATGTAAATGAGATAACTCCAAAGAATATGAATGTTACAGGCATAGATAAAAAGTCACAATTAAAAGGTAGATAAAAATGACATCAAAAGAATTCATCCTTTGGTTAAAAGGATTTACAGAGGGAGTACATGAGTTTAATATTACTCCAAAACAATGGGATTTATTAAAAGATAAATTGGTAGAGGTTAAGGATGAAGAACCAATAGGATTTCCATTCGGAGTTCCGAATACCGCACCAATACAAACATTACCATTTATCCAACCATACAACCCATATACAATAAATTGTGGTAGTGGTTCATCTGGAACAATAACAACAACACCGGGTGGTGGTTCTATAACATACGCAACACCACAATTTATAACATCAACTACAACAGGAACTGCATATGGGTATCCGAGTGGTTCTAATTGGAGTTATACAAATAGTACATACAATCCACCATATACAACGGGCGGAGAAGCAGATGATACTAAGAAAGAACCTCATAACGAAGATTAATGAAAAAAGTATTAGTTACAGGAGGAGCAGGATTTGTAGGTTATGCACTTACATTAGAATTGCTTAAAAGAGGATATCAAGTCGATGTAATTGATAATCTTTCAATTGGAGCTGAAGCAAAAATATCACCATTTGTAAATTTTTTAGGTGGAGATATTAGAAGTATGGATAATATCAAAAATACCCCATATGATTATATATTTCATTTGGCAGCATTAAGTAGAATACAACCATCGTTTCAAAATCCAACATTAACATTTTCAGTAAATGTAGATGGTACAAAGCAAGTTACTGAATATGCGTATCATAGCAAATCTAAATTAATATACGCAGGTTCATCATCCCGCCATCATAATCCAATGTTATCGCCATACGCACTAACAAAGCATATGGGAGAAGAGTGGATAAAGATGTTTAAGGGGGTATATGGTTTGAATGCAGAGATAGCCCGTTTTTATAATGTATATGGTCCAGGTGAGTTAGTAGATAGTAATATGGCAGCTGTTATTGGTATATGGAGAAATGCTATATCAAAGGAAGAACCAATCCTAATACATGGTGATGGTGAACAAAGAAGAGATTTTACACATATAGATGATATTGTTGATGGGTTAATTAGAATTGCTGAAACTGATGAAAAGCACGAAGATGCTTGGGAATTAGGAACAGGTTGTAATTACTCATTAAATGAATTGGCTGATATGTTTGGTTACTCAAATATAAAATATGTAGATGATGTAAAAGGTAATTACCGAAAAACATTAAGATTAAATAATGATGCGGTTGAACGTTTAAATTGGAAACCGACAGATAAATTAAAAAGTTATATAAATGAAATTAAGTTACGCAATAACGGCTTGTAATGAAGTCGAAGAAACAATTAGATTGGTAAATCAATTATTAAACTACAAAGAAGAAAATTCCGAAATAGTAGTTCTATTAGATACACCAAAAGCACCTACCGAATTAGTAGAGTATTTAGAGTTGCAAGCAAACGCAGACCACATTACACTTATCGAATCGGAATTTAATAATGATTTTGCACAATGGAAAAACTTTTTAAACTCACAATGTAATGGTGAGTGGATATTTCAGTTAGATGCAGATGAATATCTTACACCGGATTTGATTGTAAATTTAGAAGCACTATTAGATGCCAATGCTGATAAAGATATGATTATCGTTCCACGTATCAATACAGTCGAAGGTTTAACTCAATCCCACATTGAAAAGTGGGGATGGAATGTAAATGAAAAAGGTTGGGTAAACTTTCCAGATGTTCAGACTCGTATTTATAAAAATAAGCCAGAGCAGATTGGATGGAATGGAAAGGTACACGAAAGAATTGGTGGGTATGAGAATTATACAAATTTTCCAATAGAAGAATTATATTGTATTATCCATCCAAAAGCAATCGAAAGACAAGAAAAGCAAAATAACTACTACGATACTTTATAATGGTACACATTTATTATCACATATATGCAATAGAAGGCGTTGATGCGATAGTTAAAGAACAATTGGAATTGATAAAAGCCAATTTTGATTTTCCATATAAATTAAATGTAGGTATTTCAATTGCAAATGATAATATATCACTTATCAATATACTTAGTTTATTTAATATATCAGATTTAAAAGATGTAAGAGCTAGAGCAAATGAGTTTGTTACATTAGATTTAATAGAAAAAGATAAGGAAAAATTTGGAGATTCCGATTATATTTTGTATCTTCATACGAAAGGTGCTTCTAAACAAAATTCAGAAAATGTAATAACTTGGAGACATCTTATGAATTACTTTAACGTTGAAAAGTGTAAGAATGTTTTTAAAATTTTTGAAAAAACTTCATATAACACATATGGAGTATTATTGGGAACAGCTGGAAAATGGAAATTATATTCTGGTAATTTTTGGTGGGCAAAAGCATCTTATTTGAAAACAATAGAAATGGATGGAGTAAAACGAAATAGATTTAATGCCGAAGTGGATTATATCCAAAACGGAATAGATTGGAAACCATATTCATCATATAACAGAGAAGGTGAAAACCATTATCTAATTAATTTTGACGAAACAAATTATAGACAATGAAAATAACATTCATATACGATTATAAAAATGGAGAGCAATGGTCTACGCCATTAGCACTCTTAAATGAATTCAAAGAAAGAGGGTGGGAAACTCAAATAATCAAAACAAACAATGCCGACTTAAAGAATTGGGTAGATTCCAAACCACAAACTGATATTGTATTGTTTATGGATTGGGGTAGATTTGATTCACAATATCTTAATAAAGATTTAGTTCCTGCATTTTGGATACAAGAGAGTGGAGATGACCCTCAAAACTTTGAAAGAAATTCACCAAAAGCAAATAGATTCCACTTCACAATAACACCTGATAAACAATGTGCGGAAGCATATATAAAAATGGGTATAAATTCTGAATGGATAAACCACTTTGCAGATACAGCAGTTCAATTTCCTATGAATTCTGAATCAAAATATGTAGCAGTTACAACTAGAGGAATTGGTAATTCTACATTTTTAGATTACTTAACCGAATGGGCTGAAGGTTCAGTTGGAAATAGGAATGGACTGAATGCACAACAGCATACTGAATTTTTGAATAGTGGATTAATGGTTATTCAAAATAGTAGATGGAAAGAAATTACTCGTAGAATCTTTGAAGGAATGGCTTGTGGAAAATTAGTTATAACGGATAGATTATCAAATGAAACTGGGTTATCAGAAATGTTTATCGATGGGGAAGATATCATATATTACGATGAGATGTTTGATTGCATAGAGAAGATGAATTACTACAATGAAAATGAAGAGGAGAGAGAAAGAATTGCACATAATGGAATGATGAAAGTATTACACAACTACACTCAAATTCAAGTTGTAGATAAACTAATAACAGCATATGAAAGAAGTAGGTAGTTATACATACGGACATGACAATATAAAAATTGTACATGGAAATGAAGGAAAAACTTTACGAATAGGTAAGTTTTGTTCTATTGCAGAAAATATAATTGTATTTTTAGGAGCAAACCATAGAGTAGATTGGTTTTCAACATATCCGTTTGGACATATACATGATACTACATTTCCAAAGGTAAAAAAAGACCACGGCCACCCATCATCAAAAGGTGATGTCATAATAGGAAATGATGTTTGGTTAGGTACGGGATGCACAATAATGAGTGGTGTAACAATAGGTGATGGTGTAGTGGTTGCAGCATGTAGTGTTGTTACAAAAAATGTTCCACCATATACAATAGTAGCTGGTAATCCTGCAAAACAAATTCGTAAAAGGTTTGATGATGTAGTTATTAACAAATTATTAGAATTAAAATGGTGGGATAAAACTGAATCAGAAATAAATGAAATATCAGACATACTTTGCTCAAATGATATCGAAAAATTAAACAATATATAATGAAAAGAACAGATATAATTAATGCATTTATACAAAAGTATGGATATAAGAGTTATTTAGAAGTTGGAACACAAGACCCAACATCTAATTTTGATTTAATAAATGCAGAATGTAAAGTATCGGTAGACCCATTTCCAAGAGGAGAAGTAACATTTATTGGAACATCCGATGAATACTTTGAATCAATATCAGAAGATGTGAAGTATGATATTATTTTTATAGATGGATTACATCACGATGACCAAGTTTTAAAAGATATTGAAAACTCATTTAATCATTTATCAGAAAATGGAACTATTATTTGTCACGATTGTTTACCAACAACAGAAGATATGCAAGCTAGAGATGACCACGGTAGAGAATGGACTGGAGATGTATGGAAAGCAATTGCCGAATTAAGAGTTGAAAGGATTGATTTAGATATTAAAGTTGTAAATACTGATTATGGGTGTGGTATTATTCGTAGAGGAACAAATATACCATATGAAACATCTGCTAATTATAAATCGTATTATCATTATAATAATAATAAATGGAATATGTTAAATATTATATCAACCGAACAATTTATACAATGGATAAATATAGCGTAATTATACCAACACTTTGGAAATCAAATAGAATTGGAAAGTTATTATTTAGTTTGATAGAATGTGAATTTGTTGATGAAATTATATTAATAGATAATGCCGGAAAGTTCTTTGAATATTTCGAAGGATTGAATAAAGTAAAATTAGTTCAGGTAGAAGAAAACATTTATGTAAATCCTGCTTGGAATTTAGGAGTTAAACTTGCTAAAAATAATTGTATAGCAATATTAAATGATGATATAAATTTTAATCCAAATATATTTGAAGTGATAACCGAAGATATATTAAATCAGTTTGGTATTATTGGTATGGGTGAGGGTAATTATAAGTCATTAAACATAGAAGGTGACCCAATTTTAGAAGTATGGCAACCTGGCGTAAATGATTGGGGATGGGGATGCTTTATTATGTTGAATAAAAAAGATTGGATTGATATCCCAGATAATATAAAAATATGGTATGGAGATAATATTATAAAAGATGTAAACCCAACACCAAAAGCATGTTTAAGAAATTTTAGAGTGGATACTGAAATGAGTACAACCTCTGATGAAAAAGAATGGGATGAAATAAAAAAAGAAGATTATAATAACTTTATAAATTATTTAAGAAATGGACAAGTTACCAATTAGTATAGGTATATTAGCTTGGAATAGTGGACAAGTATTAGTAGATACTTTAACTACATATCATCAAAATGGATTATTTGATATGGTGAACGATACCACTATCTTATTTCAAGAGTTTTCAGAGCAAGATTACCAAATAGCAAAACATTTTGGATTAGATTTTATAGGGTTAACTAAGAATATTGGAATAGGGCAAGCATTTATAAAATTAACTGAAAATGCCGAATCGGATTATGTTTTAGTATTGGAACATGATTGGAATTTAATTGAAGATAAGCAAACTACATACGATACATTAAAAAGAAGCTATCAAGCAATCGAAGTGGGAATGGATGTAGTTAGATTAAGACATAGAAAGAATCCAGGAAATCCACATTTTTCATTTAGATATATTGGTAAAGAACTTACTTACTATGATGATGAGATTGGAGCAACATCGCCTCACCTTTTAGATTCAGTTCATTGGTGTGAGCCTGATATTGAATTTGGTGATTATATAAAAAAATCAGAAGATATGTTTTGGACTACTTCTCGATATGGTAATTGGACAAACAATCCTTGCTTATACAAAAAACAATTTTATTTAGATACCGTTAAACAATTCGCCGGCGATGGTATTGCATTAGAAGGTAATATTGGAAAATGGTGGGTTCAGCAAGAATATAAGGTTGGACATGGTGAAGGATTATTCAAACATAATGATTGGCAAAAATACGGAAGATAATGAAATACACAATAGTAGGATGTATAACCAAATACGGAATAGAACAAATTAAACCATTTGTTGAATCAATTGAGCAAAGTGGATTCAATGGTGAAAAATTAATGTTAGTATATGATATATCCAAAGAAACAATTGAATATTTGGATAGTAAGGGTTGGTTAATAACACAATCAGAACCACAGCAACATATTATCTTACAAAGATTTAGAGATATGTATGCACTTTTACAATCATATGAAACAGATGTAATTATTTGGGTAGATGTTAAAGATATCATATTTCAAAAAGACCCAACCGAATGGTTAAACACTAATATGAATAAAGATATTCTTGCTTTTAGTGAATCATTGAAATTTGGAGATGAAGCTTGGGCAAGATTAAATGCAGGTACATCATTTCCTATGGAATGGGAATGGTTACAAAATGAAGAAATATATTGTGCCGGCACTATTGTTGGTAAGAAAGAAGCAATTAGGGATTTATTTATTGATATTTATAGATGGAGTTTAACTACTTCTAATCCAGAACAATTAGCAGACCAAGCTGCATATAATATTATTATACATCTAAATCAATTCAAAGATAAAGTTCAATTTGTAAAACAACAAGAAGGATTTGCAGCTCAATTACATTTGAAATTAAAGAAAGGTGATACACTACCTTATACTGAAATATTACCAAAAATAGATGGTAGTGAAGTTAAAAATGAAAAGGATGAATTATATACATTAGTACATCAATACGATAGAAACGAAGAACTTAAACAATTAATAGAAAACAAATATAAATGAAAAAAATAGTTATTACATCATTTATCATGCCACATGAGTTGGATGATTTGGAAAGGGTATTAGTAGATTTAAATAAAGCATCTAAATATATTAAAGGAGAAAATTACTCATTTTATATCTCACTTTCAGTATCCGATTATCTAATAGATTGGAGTACATCTAAAGTTGATAAGCAATTTTTTATAGATAGATTCAATTCATTAAAGCCATTGACTAATTGGGCAGGTAGTTCTGTAATGCAAATTAGAGAAGAAGTTATGGGAGCATTTCAATGTAAAAGATATGCACATAAAGAAATTACCGATGCAACTCATTTTATTTGGTTAGATACAGATATTTGTTTTGATGATAAAATATTGTATTATATGGAAGCAAGTATTGATAGATTAAATGAAACTGATAAACATATTGATAAATATTTTATTACACCAGAAATTGTTAAATATTGGGACACAACTTGGGATTGTTTAGTTAATGTAAATTATTTAGATAAACCATTAGATTATTGCAAAACAAATAATCCATTTTCTGAAAGTGGTGAGGTTGGAGATGTAGAATTAGAAACTGTACTTAATAATGTTGTAGGACAACCTAAAACTAAATTTGGTGCAGGGTGGTTTACACTTTTATCAAAACCTCTATTAGATAGAATACCTTTACCTGAATCAATGGGGGCATATGGGCCAGATGATACATTTTTAATGTGGGGAATTGAAAAATTAAACCAAAAAGGTGAAAATATATATCAATTTAAATTGAAAAATTATATTGTATGCGAGAATTATATGTATAGAGACAGAAAGCATTATGATTCTTTAATAAGCAGAATTGATAGAAAAGAAGAATTTAAACAAAAATCACATATAGTATTTCAGGAAGAAATAAATAATCTATTGTAATTAAATAAAAATTTATATTTATGATAGTATATAAAATATAAAAAAAATATGAAATTTGAAGTAACCAACCCAAAAGCTTGGAAAGCTGTAAACGAGAAGAATATTCCAATGACGCATAAGATTAAAGTTTATGAAAAATTAGGCGGAGCATATCGTTTAGGGGAAAGTGGTGGAGAGCAAGTATTCAATAAAATGACTGAATTACTTAAACACAGAATGGGTGAAAATGATGATAATTCTTCACCAGAAGAAACATTGGCAGGATTAAAAGAAATGGCAATGGGTAATTTGGAAAGAATTACCGATTATTCTAATATGATTTTACAAAGAATGCAGGGAGGACAGGAATTAGATTCGTGGATGTATTCTCAACTTACAGTAGCAGTAGAAAATTTAAACTCCGTACACGATGCAATGGATGGCGATGATGGTAAAATAGAACCATTAAAAGAAGAACCAGCTAAAACATCTGGAGAAAAAATTCAAAATCTTAATGATAGAATTAAAGTATTAAGAGATAAAATATCTGCAACTAAATCGCCAGAACAAAAGAAGTTACATAGTGATAGATTAAAAAATGCATTACAATCACTTTCTAACATTAAAAAAGACCATTCAATAAAGTAATTATGGAAAATTTGTATTCAGTATTAATTACGGCAATAACCGTATTAGGTGGGACAGGAGCTTGGAGATATTACGAAAAGAGAGCACTAAATAAAGAGAGGGATGATGATTTTGTTAGACACGATTGTAAAGACCGAATATCTAAATTGGAAGCATTGTTAGAAAATAGTTCAAAAGAGAAAGATGAACTTCGTAATATGGTGTTAGAACTTACGAGAGAAGTGGCAGCATTGAGTGTCAAAGTTGAGTTCCTTACAAAAGAGAATGATAAGTTAGAAAAAGCACTTCCAAAAACAAAGAAGCAAACATTAAATGGCTAAGATTCTGCAAGAATGTATTATTGTATCCAAAGAGGTTAATGATAAGTTCATTCTAGCTAAGAATAGAGATAGAGCTTATAATCCATCTTTAGAAATTATTCACACTATCATTGATGGTGTAGAAGTTGCATATTTGCATGATATAACTACCGATTGGAGTGAAGGTTTAAATGAAAACGGAATCGGTGTTGTAAATTCAGCACTATTGGTTGGACATGATGAAGCCGAACATAAGATTGTAAAGAAGGGTGGTAAGCCAGGACCTGATGGTGATAAGATGAGAAACATTATCAAACAACCTACCCTAGTAGATGCAGTGAGAGCTACACTATCATATAAGGGCAAGAGTGGATTAGCTTTGAAAGGACATACATTTGTAGCATCTCCAAAACATATGATTAGTATTGAAACTACATCAAAGCATAAGCCTGATGTTAAAATTCAAAATTCCGAATCACCTGTTGTTCGTACAAATCACGGACATATGTTCACCGATGCCGGATATACAAGCGGTGAGAAATATCTAAGTTCAAAATTGAGGAAAATATCAGCAGAAAAATCAGTTGATAAAGTAGAAGATTGGAAAGAAATAGCATTGGCAATGAGAAAAGAATTTTTTCCAAAAAGACCTATGTTAAATATGAAAAGAGATACTGAAGAAATGTCTACATCATCTCAAACTGTAATGAATTTGACTGATAAAATATTAGAAATTACATACTTTAAAGATAAGGTTAAAGAGTTTAAAGGAATTAAAACCGACTTACCTAAAGGATATACTCCCAAAATTAAAATAGAAATAAAAGAAATTTAATGGTTAACAACTTTACATCGGGAATGTGGAATGGTATGAAGGTTGAGTTTGGAAAAGTATATTCAAACTTAAACGCTTTTGCATTTAATCCATTGAATGAAGCTGATAGTAAGAAGTTAAGAGTATTTGATTTTGATGATACATTAGTTCAGACAAACTCTAATATATACATTAAACATAAAGATGGGAAAGAATCAAAACTAACACCTGGAGAATACGCAGTCTATGAGCCAAAGGATAGTGATAAGTTTGATTTTTCTGATTTTGAAAAAGTAAAGCAACCACAAGAGATTAAGGGTGTTACTAGATTATTAAAAAATATAGTAAGAGTTGGTGGTTCGGAAATCGTTATATTAACAGCTAGAGCGGCATATAAGCCAATTAAGAAGTATTTATCAGATATCGGATTAAAAGATATATTTGTAGTAGCATTAGCAGATGCAAATCCACAAAAAAAAGCTGATTGGATAGAAAATAAAATAAAAGATGGTGTAAATGATGTGTTCTTTATAGATGATTCTCATAAGAATGTTTCAGCAGTAAAGGCATTATCTAAAAAATACCCAAATATATCATTGAAGGTTAAGCATGTTCAACATACAACACCGGCATTGCCTAAAAATGATACAACACCAAAGCAGGATAAAAACGAACCAACTAAATCTGCTAAGGTAAAGGGAAATGATATTAAATTAAAATCACTACTTCCAAAAGATTTAGAAAAAACAATTAAAAACCCTGAAACGGGTAGAATGATTAAAATGAAATCTGCATTAGGATATGATGAGAAATCAAAAGTATTTCAAGCAGCTCAACGTACTTTAAAAAAATAAGTTATGATATACCTTTTCACAGGTCAACCAGGTAGTGGTAAAACCACTTTGGCAAAAAAGTTACAATATTTTCTTCAAACTGATAAAAAGAATTGGAGAAAATCAGTATTCCATATAGATGGAGACCAGCTTAGAGAGCTATTCCCAAATACCGATTATTCAAAAGAAGGTAGAGAACGCAATATTCAAAAAGCATTTGATATTGCTAAATATTTAGATAGTAGTAATACTGATGTTGTAATATCATTAGTTGCTCCATATAGAGAATTAAGAGAAAAATTAAAATCTGAATGTAAAGTTCAGGAAATATATTGTCATACTAAAAAAATGAGAGGTAGAGAAAGCTTCTTTGCATTAGACTATGAACCACCAATTGAATTTTATATGGATTTAGATACATCCGATTCTCCAGATAATACATTTAGTAAACTAATAAAAATTTTGATTTGATATACTTATTAGTATAAAATTAAATGTTATTAGTATGGAAAATGAAGAAGTAGAAGAATTCTTCCCAAACATAGAACCCAATAGTAGAACTACAAAAAGAGGGTTAGGCGCAAAGCCGTTGTTAGAATCTCAAATTAAAGCCGCACAAGAAGCATCACGCTCTGCGTTCGAAGCAGCGAGAACGTTGGGTGTATCATATAATACCTATAAAAAATATGCTAAATTATACGGCGTATTTGAAGATTTAAAAAATCCATATGGTATTGGAATTGAGAAAGCTAAGAAAATCAAAAATAAAAAATATCACATTGATGATTTGATTGCCGGAAAGCATATTAGATATCCATTGCATAAATTTAAAAATAAATTATTCGATAGTGGGTATGTTCCGAGAGTATGTGGGGGGTGTGGTTTTGGCGAAGAAAGAATATCCGATGGCAAAATGCCATTATTGATTGATTTTATAGATGGTAACCTTAATAATCGTAAATTAGAAAATATCAGACCATTATGTTATAATTGCTTTTTCCTATTAGTAGGTGATAGAAATGTAAAACATTGGTATGAAGAAAACGGATACGCAGATGAAGAAAATATACAGGAGCAAAGTTCCATTCAGGATTAGTTTAGGTGGGGGAGGTACTGATATGCCTGATTATTGCAAACATCAAACGGGCGCAGTAATCAATACTACTATTCGCTTATTTACCCACACATCTCTACAATTAAGAGATGATACCAAAGTTACCTTTAAATGGATAAATAAGGATGAATTTGAGGAGCATGAATTTAGTGATAACTTAGATTGTTCTTATGGATTAAAGCTCTTTAAAGCAACTCACAATCACATTTGTAAACGATTTAAGATAGAATCGGTTGGATATGATATAGTTTCTAACCAAGATGTTCCAACGGGTAGTGGTTTAGGTACTTCATCTACTCTCATAGTTTCTCTTATTGGTGTTTATATGGAATTATTTAATTTACCATTAGGCGAATATGATGTAGCTGAAATGGCAATTCAAATTGAAAGAGTTGAATTGGCTGAAAATGGTGGTAAGCAAGACCAATATGCAGCAGCATTTGGTGGATGGAATTATATGGAATTCAAAGGAGATGATGTGATTGTAAATCCATTACGAATTAAAGATAGTATTCAAGATGAATTAGAAAATAACATAATACTATACTTCACAAACTTTACTCGAAATAGTTCTGATGTTCTTACGGAGCAAGTTCAAAAAATGAAAGATAAAAATAAAACATCTGTTCTGTCTTTACATGCATTAGTAGAGCAAGCAAAGATGATTAAAGATTGCTTAATTAAAGGGAATATAGATGATTTGGGTGAGATATTGGATTATGGATTTCAGCAAAAGAAAATGTTAGCAAGGGGTATTAGTACCAAAGAAATTGAAATTTTATATCAAACAGCTTTAAAAGCTGGAGCCACTGGTGGTAAAATAAGTGGAGCAGGTGGAGGAGGGTTTATGTTCTTTTATTGTCCAAATAATACAAAATATAATGTTATTAAAGAATTAGATAAGCTGAAAATGGGATACAATCAGCCATTTACTTGGAATAAATTTGGTATGAGGACTTGGCAAATAGGATAAAACATTTGGTAAAGTAATAAATTTGTTGTATATTTATAGTAAATAAACTAATATGTCATACGGAGATAAAGTAATAGACCATTTCAATAACCCACGAAATGTAGGTACTTTGGATAAAAGTAAATCCAATGTAGGTACGGGATTGGTGGGAGCACCCGAATGTGGTGATGTAATGAGACTACAAATAGAAGTTAATGATAATATCATCACCGATGCAAAATTCAAAACCTTTGGATGTGGTTCGGCAATAGCAGCATCATCCTTAGCAACTGAATGGTTGAAGGGAATGTCAATAGATGATGCAATTAAACTGGATAATATGGAATTGGTAGAGGAACTATCATTGCCACCTGTTAAGATACATTGTTCAGTATTGGCCGAAGATGCGATAAAAGAAGCAATAAAAGATTATAGACAAAAGCAAGGATTAGAGGAATTAATTCTTGAAGGAATCTAAAAACAAAAAAATATAAAATATGAGCTACATTATTGGTAAGTCTTGTGTTGATTGTATGGATACTGCGTGTGCAAATGTATGCCCGGTAGATTGTATTCACGGACCCATTAACATAGAAGGCTCGGGTGGCGAAATTGAAAGAGATGGTAGAGCAGCATTTCCCGGTGGGCAAATGTATATCAATCCTGATGTTTGTATTAATTGTGGAGCATGTGAGCCTGAATGTCCTGTTAATGCAATTTACGAAGATGAGGATTTAGCAATAAAAGCAGGTGAAGAAGAATATGTACATAAGAATTATGAATTCTTTGGTCTAAAATACGCATAATGGTAACAGTATCAGAAACAGCAGCTAAAAAATTAACATCACTCATTGAAGAAAGTGGATTTAAAACTCCCTACGTCAGAGTATCCGTTAAAGGTGGTGGATGTAGTGGGTTAGCGTATGACCTTTCATTTGATACTGACCAACAAACGGGAGATACTCTTGCAGAAGATAAAGGAGTAAAAATTTTAGTAGATATGAAATCCTTATTATACCTATTTGGTACTGAATTACAATTTTCAGATGGGTTGAATGGTAAGGGTTTTGAATTTATTAACCCCAACGCTAGCCGAACTTGCGGATGCGGGGAAAGTTTCGCAGTATGATAAATGATATAATACGAAAATCCATAGAAGTAAAAGAAAATATTTTATTGGATAAATCATTACATCAAGTAATTTATAATTCAATAGATGTTATAGTAAACGCTTTTCAAAGTGGTAAAAAAGTTATGTTTTGTGGTAATGGTGGAAGCGCAGCAGATGCACAACATTTAGCAGCGGAATTATCTGGTAGATTTTATAAAGATAGAAAAGCATTACCATCCGATGCATTACATTGCAATACATCATATTTAACGGCAGTAGCCAACGATTATAGTTATGATGTAATATATTCGAGATTAGTTGATGGTGTTATGAATAGTGGTGATGTGTTAATTGGATTATCAACATCCGGCAATTCTAAAAATATCATTAATGCATTTAAAACCGCTAAAGAAAAGGGAATTATTACAATAGCATTGACGGGCGAAACTGGTGGTGATATAGGAATATTAGCAGATTATTTAATAAATGTACCCAATACCGATACACCGAGAATACAAGAAGCACATATAATGATAGGACATATTATTTGTGAATTAGTAGAATCAAAATTATTTTAGTTATGGCAAGGACAGAACCATCCACTAAGGATAAACCACGAAAATTTGAACACATTTACAAAGATGATGATGGATGTGAATCAATTTGGAAATACGATTTGGATAAATTCGCAAATGGACCTATATCAGTAGAGCAGAAATATACTGCAAAATATCTAAAAGAAATGGAGTTAAGAAGAAAACGAGGAAGATAAATTTGGTAAATCCAAAAATCTTTCTTATATTTGTATAATTAAAACAAACATTATGGCTAAAAAGCAAGAATTGTTCGAACAAATGACCAAATTATGGGTAGTATTTGTAGACGAACACAACAAGACAACTAAAGTATCTCAAAAGAATGCTAGAACAGCAATTGGCGACTTGAAAAAGTTAGTAACCGAATATCGTTCAGCTTCCGTAGAAGAAACCAAAAATTAACCCAAAAGGGGTGCATGAGAGTGTACCCCTTTATTTTAAACAATTAATAATTATTTTAAAAACAAAAAACAAAAGTTATGGCAAAGTTTTATTCAGTATGTGTAGCAATCGAAGTTGAAGATGCTAAAGGTAAAATCAAAAAACAAAAAGAAAATTATTTAGTAGATGCATTATCGGTAACGGAAGCAGAAGCTAAGTTAGTTAAGAAATTCGTAGCAGAAGGAGTTAAGCTTGAGTATGAAGTAGTAAAAGTATCAGAAACAAACATTATTGAAGTATTCTAATATGGAAAAAGAACTCAAAGAAGAAAAACAACTTGTTCTTAAAAGAGTTCCACCGGGAGATAGATGGATATTCGCAGGAGCCAAAGAAGGAAACATTCGAGGCGATGTATATCCATCCCTCACCGATGCTTTGGAAGCTTGGTATCAATATGCAGGTGATACTAATTTTTATATTGAAGCAAGGCATGGAACTGTAGAAATAGTAAAACAGGCTGAAGTTGAAAAAGTAATAAAAAGGTTCTCATTATATGGCGAAGATTAAAAAATTAGTTATAGCAAGTGGGTATTTCAATCCTCTACATAAAGGACATATAGAATACCTTAAAAGAAGCAAAGAGCTTGGAGATTCGCTCATAGTTATTGTTAATAATGATATGCAAGTGGGGTTGAAGGGTTCTAAGGTATTTCAAAATGAATTGGAAAGAAGAGAAATTATTGATGAATTAAAATCCGTTAATTTCAGTCTGGTATCCATAGATGAGGATAGGAGTGTAAAGCGTAGTATAGAATTTATCTACAAATTCATAAAAGCTGATAAATACATATTTACCAATGGTGGAGACCAATTTGGAGATACTATTTTAGAAAAAGATTTATGTAATCAGCTTGGAATAGAGCTGGTAGATGGGTTGGGTGATAAAATACAATCTTCATCGGAATTGAAAAATAAAATATGAATAAAAGCAGATTTTTTGCATTTGGATGTAGTTACACCTATTGGAAAGATAATCCAACTTGGGCTGATTTTATTGGTATAAATTATGATAAATACTATAACTTTGGAATTCCCGGTGCATCTAATACATTTATAATGCAAAAGCTTATAGAAGCTGATGAAGTATATAATTTAAACGCAGACACCGATTGCATAATAGTAGCCCTTACAGGATTTGGTAGATTTGCATATTTGGAAATTCCTGATAAAGGTGGATACGTTTGGCAGACTAACGGTGATATTTTATTTCCAAATGATGAACATCCTACTAAAGCCAAACTAATTAGAAATGAAATATATAACTGGCCTTGGGCAGCTTATGATTCTTGGATAGCTACTACTGTAATTAAAAAGTTATTAACTCTAAAAGGAATTGAGCACAAAATAATAATGGCATTGGATAACAGTCATTACATAAATGAGGCATATACATTAGGATTGGATCTTGAGTTTGAAAATATAGGACACATTGTTCCAAAAATAAAGGATATATACAATATATTAGATATCAAAGAACCAATAGATATTTACAGAGAAAATAATAATGAAACATTATATTCAGATGATGACCAAAGTAAGCATCCCAATGGACGAATATATTATGATTATTGTTTGAAGCATATGCCAGAATTATTATCAGATAAGAGTTTAGATTTATTAAATACTCCAACTGAAATATGGAAATCTAAAATTAATAAGTTAATCTAAAATTTTTAATATTTATATTTAATTACAAAACAAAAACAAAAACAAATGAGCACATTCGTATTAGTATTAGTTACATTGGCAGTAGCTGGTGGAATTACTTACTTCCTAATGAAAAAAGGAAAAATTGCAGATGCAAACAAAAACAACATTCCTGATGTAATAGATGAGAAAGTTGAAAAAGTTAAAGCAGTTGTTAAAGAAACTAAAACCCGTGTAAAACGAGTTGTAGAAGAAACAAAAGATGTAGTTGCCGCTGTTAAAGAAGTAGGTAAACAAGCATCTCATGTAACTAAAGCAACTAAAAGTTCGGAAGCTAGACCAGGTAGAAAGCCTGCAGCTAAAAAGTAATTAATTAAATCAATCAGAGAATAATTTAATTTTTACATGGCAAAAGCAAAATCTGCGAATACCGCACAAAAACTTTCTTTTGGAAAAAAAAGTACTGGAAAAGCTAAAAAGAATTTCGGTCCTAAAGAACAAAAACCAAAAAGATATAAGGGACAAGGTAGATAAAATGATAAAACTCAAATCATTATTAGCCGAAGAAGATGTTGTAAAAAACAAAAAGACAGGTAATGTTTATGTGGTTCAATCATTTGACCCGAATAAACATGACAAACCATCTCCTGCCGAAATTGAAAAAACTAAGCAAGCTAATAATGGAGTACTTCCAAAAAGTGAACCTCAATCAAAACAAATTCCACAAAACACTGCACCAACCAAATCAGGTCAAAAATTAGGTGGTAGTGATTTAAAAACATCTGCTGAAAAAGGTAGTGGAATGCCAAAGTTGAAAGATTTGATGCCAGGAATGGATACATCAGCAAAATCTCTTTCACAAATAACTCCAATAGAAAGACAAAAAATATCTACTGTTGTAGATAAATTAGCTGAATTAGGTAGGCAAGCAAAGGAAAAGGGAGAACAAGCACCTAACTTTAATTTATGTCAGGTTTCAATTCCAGGTACTAATTTATATTGTGATGGTAATAAAGGAATTGAAAGAGGGGATATGCCACAATTCAAAGGAACACCTCAACCAGGTTCACCTGCTGATAAACTTCCAAAAGATGAAAGTGGAGAAGCCGATACCGAAGAATTTTTCAAAGAAATGTTGAATAAACAAGGTATCAAAGTTTCAGAACCAACAGCAGTTCCACCAGACCGTTTAAAAGCAACACAAAGTGAGCTTGTAGGGGTTAAAGTTGCAGGAATGAGTAAAGTATTAGATGATAAAAATCATCCGGCATACGGAAAAATTACCGCACCTATATATGTATCCAATGATGGGTACGTTTTAGATGGACATCATAGATGGGCAGCAGTTGTTGCACATAATGCAGCAAATCCAAAAAATCAAATTCCAATGAACGTTAGGGTTATTGATGAACCAATCGAACCATTGGTAAAACGTTCAAACGCATTCGCAGAAAAAATGGGTATTAGAGCTAAAAAAGCAGATACTGGAGCAGCTGGTGGACCATCCCCAATTACTAAATAATTTTATATTTATAACAAAACATAATTACTATGCTATTAAAAAGAGGTGACAATAACGAAAGTGTCAAACAATTACAAACAAAGTTAGGTTTAGAAGCAATTGGTAACTACGGCCCTAAAACCGAAGATGCAGTAAAAGCATTTCAAACTAAAAATGGTTTAACTCCGGATGGTATTGTAGGAAATACTACTTGGAATAAAATTATGGGTATTACGGAAGCAGAAGCTCCGATAGCATCTGTTGTAGTATCTACACCAATAGCATCGGTAGGTGGATTGAAATTAGATAAACTTAAAGGACATATTCCTGATGCAGTAATCGCAATGATTCCTGATACGGCAGCTAAGTTCGAAATAAATACTCCATTAAGATTGGCGCATTTCTTAGCACAATGTGGACATGAGAGTGGTGGATTTAAAGCAACGCAAGAAAACCTAAACTATTCAGCAAAAGGATTGGCTGGTATCTTTAAGAAATATTTCCCAACTGAAGCAGCAGCAGCTCCATATGCTAGACAACCACAAAAGATTGCATCCAAAGTGTATGGTGGTAGAATGGGTAACGGACCTGAATCAACTGGCGAAGGCTACAAATTTAGAGGTAGAGGATATATCCAATTGACAGGTAAAGAAAACTATACTGCATTTGGTAAATCAATCGGAGAAGATATGGTAGCTAACCCAGATATGGTGGCATCAACTTACGCTTTATTATCAGCAGCTTGGTTTTTCTCTAAAAACGGATTACATAAGATAGCAGATGAAGGAGCTAGTGATTTAGTTGTAACAAAGATTACTAAAAGAGTAAACGGAGGAACAATCGGATTACCGGACAGAATTAAACATTTCAAAGAATATTATCACTTATTAGCATAATAACAAAGGGGAGAAACTAAAAATTCTCCCTTTTTATTTGGTTTTGTAACAAATTTTTCGTATATTTGTTAGAATATAAATTATAAAAAAATGAAAGAAAGACTGCAAATAGTTATGAACGTTACGTTAGTAACTTGTGTAATAGGATTAGCATTATCATATGTTACACAATTAGTTCCAAATTTTCCAAAATTAAATTTTTTGGAAGCAATTGGGGTATATTGTATTTGGACACCTATCCATAATTTAATGAAGAAAAGAGATGATGAATAAAGTATAATTATTATGATTATAGATGTAAATATTAAAGCACCCCATAGAGTAGATAAAAAATGGGGGTATGAATTGTGGGTTCACAACGATGAAGATTATTGTGGGAAATTATTAGTATTCAATAAAATTGGAGATAAATTCTCAATGCACTACCATCTTATAAAGAAAGAAACTTGGTATGTTCAGAAAGGTGCATTTATATTTAATTGGATAGATGTTGAAAACGGAAAACTAAATACAAAAGTTTTAGCAACGGGAGATTCAGTTCTTATAGAAAGAGGATTACCACATCAATTGGAAGCAATGGTAGATGAATCCACTATATTTGAAGTATCAACAGAGCACTTTGACGAAGACTCATATAGAATTTATAGAAATACTTCAGATGATTTGAAAGGTTAAATAAAATTTTTATATTTATATGGGTAAATAGTAAGTAAATCAATTGGTTATGTATAAGTTAATGCAAAATTATCATAACCAATGGTCACACAAGACGTTTATTCAGTAAACTTTGTAGAAAAGTTAAAACAAAAGTTATTAGGACTTTTTGTTTATTCAGTATTATCGTTTGTAATCTTAGCATTAATAACGCAAGTAACATTCGTAGTTCTTACCGCTTTAGAAAAAGATGAAATTATCCAACGAGCAGTTAATGCATTTGATTGGAAGTTTGATGGTACATTTAGAAACAGCCCAGGCAACATTATGTATGACCCCAATGAGCATGTTTGGGTTGAATCTGTAATCAATAATGTTAAGATTGGAAAATTGGCTGGAAACAGACAATTAGAGTTTGGTGTTAAAAATGTGTTGGAAGAATTCATACAAGAAAATGGGTATGATTTAAATTCAACTGCATCAAATAAATTACAAGTACAAATTATCTATTTGGATGTTTTAACAACAAAGAAAAACATCTCTGTATTTCACAAAAACGAAGAAGAAGTTGTTATCAGAATGAAGGGTATCCTTTATAAAGATGGCAAAAAAGCAAAAGAGGTTATGGTTGAAGAATCATCATCTGAAATCTCTATGTCAACTCTAATAGTAGATGAAGGTGGTAAATTTAATCAAACTTCATTGAGTAACGCTTTGAAAAAAGCATCCGAAAAGCTCGTAACCAAACTATTAGCAGATAAATAATATGAAAAAAATATTAATATTTTTAGGGATACTAGTTATGTCTCTATTAACATTTACAACACAGGCACAATTAACAATTAATCAATCAGTAACACCCACCACAAATTTAAAAGTTGGTGATACTCTTTCAGTAAAATATACAGTCGCTAGAGGTACAACCACACCTCGTTATTTCTGGTTAAGATACCAATACAATAACAAAGCATTGGCATATGTTTCAACGGTATTCTCACAAGGAACATCAGTTCAAACATATTACACAAGTTGGACAGGATATAAATTTACAGCAAGTACTGCAAATAGTATTACAGCAAAAAGTTTATATGCACAATATTTAGCAACTCCGTGGGGGTATGTGGCTAACGTAGATTGGAACGCAGGTCAATTGACTGTACAAAGAACCGATGCATCAATCGATGGTGATATCGCAACTCAAAAATATATAATTAAAGATTTAGGTGCATATACTGATATTCATAAATTAGATTTATCATACTCAATAGATGCAGCAAGTGCATACATTACTCCAATTACAACCGACCCCGGTACAATGTCATTAACAAATGTAACGGGTAATACATCCGCATTTAAAGTAAGAGTTCTATTCCCAACAGGATACGATATTACGGCGCATAGTGTTGCATTATTTCCAATACAATCAAATGGTAGTATTGATTTTAACGTAACTCCAATTGCAACTAAAGTATTAGATGCTAGTGGTGAAGCAGCATTTACAACGCAAGTTAAAGTAGGTGATAGTTTAGCAGTTTGGGTATATGGTGCAAGTGGAAAAGCATTTATGAATAATATTATAACTGTATCAGATGCATACAAATCATTTTTAGGTATTTCGCAAACCGATATTAATGGAGTTAGTACATATTTTACAAGACCCGTATTGGAAAAGAATATAGGTTTAATTACAAAAGGAAAAACTACTTTTAGTGAAAGTGATTCATATTACGCATTTGCATATGTAATGGGTATTGCTAATATAAAAGATAGTGCATGGATTCCATTAAGTACAAATGGTGGATTATATAAATGGTTTAGTGGTTTATTAAATCAAAGTTGGTTAGATGGAATTCCTACTTATAAAACAAAAGTAACTGCAGCAAATCAAGCAGTAGATATGGTGTATGCATGGGGTGGCGATTTAGATTGGTCACACTCATCTTCTCCAACCGAAATAGCAAGTAGAATTGCAAGTGGTAATTACGCTAATTCAGTAAATCCATCGGAGAATACAATGAAAACATTTTCTACATTTGCTTCAACAAATATGGCATACTCACAGGCATTTGAAGAAGCTAAGTTAGGTTTGGTATCTACGATAGTTAATGGTAAAGTTGTATTAAGTGGTAATTTAACAAAAGAAGGATTAGCAGGATTAGAAGTAATCTTACAATATGATAATACTAAATTAACTTTTGATAATATTTCATTTGATGCAGGCCCAAATGTGACTAACTTCTCAACAAACGGAGATGGTAGATTGACATTTGGTTCAATGGACCAGGTTAAAATAGGTAGAATTAAAACGGGTACTCCATATAGATTAACATTTACTCCAAAGGAAACTATAACAAATACAGCAGGTTTATTCTATACTGTTTTAGCAGATGCCGTAGATGGTAGTGGAAACAAGATTAACCTAATAGTAGAATAATGAAGCATTTATTAGTTACATTATTACTT